CGTATATCTTTGAACCAAACGATAAAATCACAAGAGACGAAGTCAAACAAGCAGTAGAAAGTTTACTACTTGAGTTAGTTGGCTTAAGAGCTCTTTATGATTTCGCTGTTGTTTGTGATGAAACAAACAATACGCCAGCAAGGATTGATAGAAATGAACTTTATGTAGACATTGCTATTGAACCTGTTAAGGCTATTGAGTTCATTTACATTCCATTGCGTGTCAAGAACACAGGAGAAATATAATGCCTATTACATCACTTAATAACTTTGGGGTACCAACAGACGCAGGCAACCAAGTGCTCTTGATGCCAAAGTTAAAGTATCGCTTCCGCGTTACTTTACTTGGATTCGGAGTAACTGCTGCAACTGAACTTACTAAACAGGTAGTTGATGTTTCAAGACCAAAAGTAGGTTTTGAAGAAATGCCGTTAGATGTTTACAACTCAAAGGTTTACCTAGCAGGTAAGTATACCTTTGAAACATTAACACTTAACTTGCGTGATGATGCAACCGGTGAAGTTCAAAAAATGGTTGGACAACAGGTCCAGAAGCAATTTGACTTTGTCGAACAAGCATCAGCAAGATCAGGTATTGACTACAAGTTTACTACAAAGATTGAAGTATTAGACGGTGGTAACGGAAACAACGCAGCAGGTATTAACGTACTTGAAACACAGAATATGTATGGTTGTTTCTTAACTAACGTCGATTACGGCGATGCAAACTACGCTACTAACGAAGCAATGACTGTTGCACTAACAATACGCTTTGATAATATGGTACAGTGGGGTGCAGGCGAGCAAGGTGTTGGTGTTGGTATTGGTGCTGCTGTCGAAAGAACACTCGGCAACACTACTACTGGTGCTACTGCTGCTCAAGGCGCTTAATACTAGTTTTATTAAAAACACTAAAAGCCCGGAAAATAATCCGGGCTTTTTTTATGGCTAAATAATAGTATGGCCAACAAATTTACAAGATTTCTAACAGATGTTTTCACAGGATTATCAAATCCTAAAGGCAGAGTAGCAAACTATACACACGCTACTAGACTGTTTATTGATGACAATTATAGACTATCACCTAAACACAAATATAATTATTATGTTAGGATTGAACTAGATCCTACAGCACACAAAGCAGCAAACTTTACTGCAAAGCATACTGAAGAAATAGGTTTACTTGTTAAAAATGTAAACTTGCCAAGTTTTAAATTTGATAAAGAAGTTTTAAATCAATATAATAGAAAAAAAATTGTTTATAAAAAGATTGATTATGATCCTGTAAGTTTTACGTTTCACGATGACAATCAAGGTGTAGTAAACGCATTATGGGCAATATATTATGGTTATTATATTGCTGATAGAAACTTACCTAACTCGGCATTTGATTTTAATCACTACCGTGTTACTGATACTAATATGGATCAGTTCAGATATGGCTTAGATAATAATATAACAACACCATTATTTAGAAGTGTACAGATATACACAATGGGTCGTAGAAGATTTATAGGTTATGAATTAATTAATCCAAGAATTACTTCTTGGGCTCACGGGGATTATGATTATGCTGCTGGCAGTGAACCTGCTGAAAGTACAATGACACTAGAGTACGAAGCGGTAAGATATACAGCAGGAAGAGTTAGTGAAGGATCTCCAAAAGGGTTTGCAACATTACACTATGATAACAGTCCAAGTCCATTAAGTGTTGCCGGAGGCGGCGTAAGTAATCTACTAGGTGAAGGTGGAGTTCTTGATGGATTAGAATCTGTGTTTGGTGCAGTCGGTGACGGGACAGCATTTAGTTCACCGCAAGGATTTTTAAGTACAGCAGTAAGTGCAATTAACACTTTTAAGAATGCAAAAAGTTTAAGTAAAGATAGTATACTACAAGAAGGTATTAATATTCTTTCAAGTCCGGCAGGACAACAAACAGTCGCTAACACAATTAGCGGTGTAGTTGGAACTGTGTTTCCTAAAAACACAAATACCGGTGGAGAAACAAAAGCAACACAAAAAAGTGTACTTGGCGGTCAGGGCATCGGAAGACAGGATATAGGAACGTAAAATGGCAGGAGAAGTTCAAACTAATTTACCGGCAAAGGTAACACAAGATAGCGGACAAAGAACTAAGTTGTTTTTTGATACGTATGGTAAAGAACCTTTATCATATAAGGTTCCTGATATTGATGCTGCTATTCAGTTTTTTAGCAAAAAAGGTTTTAGTGATCCTGCAGCAAACTTATCAGCAGTAGTATTACTTAAACAGGCCAAGTTAGAAAATATTCCTATTAATCAAATTTTAGATACGCTACGAGGATTTGATAACTTACAAGTGTCAGCACTAGTCGGTGAAATTATGAACAATCACAGACCGTCTACTTCAACACTAGGTTATAGACAACCATCACCTGAAGTAAACAAAGAACGTAATGTGGTTGCGTAAATGGCTAAGTTTGCACAAGGCCGTTATACTATCAAAAATCCTGAAAAGTATGTAGGCACAAAAGCACCATTAGCAAGAAGCAGTTGGGAAACTGTTTTTATGCGTATGCTAGATGAACATCCAAGTGTAGCACAATGGGCAAGTGAAAGTATAAAGATACCATATAAAGATCCTCTTACAGGAAAATATTCAGTATATGTACCAGATTTCTTTATTGTATATAATGATAAAAACGGAAAGCAACACGCTGAAGTAATTGAAGTTAAACCACAAAATCAAACACTAAGAGAAAAAGTAGGAAAGAGTAGATTTAATCAAGAGCAGTATATTAAAAATATGGCTAAATGGGAGGCTGCTGCTGCTTGGTGTAAGCAAAAACGTGTTAGGTTTCGCATAGTTAGCGAAGAAGAAATTTTTCACCAAGGCTCTAAACGTAAATAAATACTATTATAAAATGGTAATACAAAATGACCAAAAAGTTAGAAGAATTATTTAATATGGAAGATCAAAAAGTTGCTGAGGCAGAAGTTGAAGCAGCACAGGAACCTGTTGAAAGTAAAGCAATAGATCCAGAAGTAGCACAGCAAGAAATCAAAAGTGTTGAGCAATCTTACAAAGCAATACAACAAGTAACACAAGATCTTCCACAAATGCGCGAACTAGATTCTATGGGCGAAGGTGAACTTGATCATCTAGCATCAAAAGCAGAACAAGCATATGACGATCTAATGGATTTGGGTATGAATGTAGAAGTACGCTATAGTGGACGTATTTTTGAAGTAGCAGGTAGTATGTTAAAGAATGCTATTGATGCAAAAACCGCTAAAGTAGATAAAAAACTAAAAGCAGTTGATTTACAACTTAAAAAACTTAAAATTGACCGCGATTCACCCGAAGATCCAAACGAATTAGTGGATGGAACAGGATATGTTATGCTAGATCGTAACGAATTAATTAAGAAATTAGGCGGAAAGGAATAAATAGTAGTATGAAGACGTTTAAAGAATATCTCGCAGAGAGCAAAAAAGTATACAGTATGAAAGTTAAGGTTGCTGGAGAGCTTCCTGAAGGGTTTGCTGATGATTTAAAAGCAAGACTTGACACTAGAGGAATTATTGAGTTCGAACAACTTAAAACTACACCGGTTACTGAAGCACCGCTAGACTTTCCAGAGTTAGCAAACTGCGAAGTACATACGTTTTCAGTTGTTACAGAATATCCTTGTACACCAACAGACATCGAAAAAGAAATTTTTGAAATGGGCTGTTGTAAAGAAGGAATGTACATAGCACGTAACGCATTAAGTCCGTCAGAAGAATATCAAGCAACAGACGGTAAACGTGAAGGTGCATTATTGCACGATAATGAATATAAAGAAGGGATTGCTGTAAAACACAAAGATTATTTCGGAGATGATTTTAACAAATCATTTTTACAAGACCTAGCAAAAACAGCAAAAGATCGTTCTAAAGAATTAGGACACGACAAATTAAAAGCGGACGTTTACCAAGATGTTCCAAAATTAAAAACTGATAAGGCAGGTGTAAAAAGTCCTGTAGGGAGTAACTAATATGGATTTCCAAGAACTAGTAGCAAAGATGCAGGCTATTGACACAGCACAGAATGCACCTGTAGAAACAAAAACAGATGAGTGCGGTATGCCTCCGATGGCACCGAATATGCCAGCACCAGAGCCTAAAGACAAGGCATCAATGACAATTAACATTAATGCACAAGGTGATGCAATTCAAGATGTTATGGATCTTTTAAACAAGATGAAAGATAACGATAAACCATCAGCACTTGATATGCCAACAATGAGCATTATGCCACCAATGGCAATGGATGAGCCAGAAGGACCTCCAATGCCTAAGCCAATTAACAAATTAATTCCAGACTTTGACGGCGACAACGATGATATGCCAGGCGGCGAAAAAGATATGATCGATATCAAAGCACTTGGCGACAAGGGCGATGACAACGATTACGACGATGACGGCAAATTAGACGCTCACGAAAAAGATCACGATGACGAAGAAAAATTACACAAGACTGTAGATAGAGACAACGATGGTGATCACGATATGGATGATCACGATGCAGAAAAAGATGAAAAAGATGATGAAGATAAAGAAGAAGCGTGGGCTAATGAGCCAGACGAAGATGAAAGATCAGTTCATTATCAAATGAATAAATTACAAGGTGGTATGAACCGCAGAAAAGGTACACATCCTAAAGTTGCTGGCGCTGACAATCCTATGCAACGTGTAAAAGAAGGTGAAGATTTACGTGCTACTATTAAAGCACAGTTACAAAAAGCATTAGCAGAAACTAAAGGAGCAAAATAAAATGGCAGACTTATTAACAGCAACAATCGGCGGCGGCAGCTCAGTATTAGTTGCAGAAAATCGTAAAAGTGTCAATGATGCAACAGTAGTTGATTATATGGGCAACAAAGATTTAACTATGTTTACTGTCGATTTTGATGCTGCTGCAAACGCTGAAACAGGTGCTAACGAAGCAATTCAAGCAGTTGTTGAAATCATCGGCAAGTATGCTACTATTGTTATTCGTGGTGCTTTGTTTGACACAAACACTCAAATGTGTTTTGCAGTTGAAACTCCAAACGATTCAGAAGATTGGGACGGTGCAGGTGCTGAAACACTTGTAGAGCAAATTGAAGACGAAATTATTGCACTAGGTGCTACATACGGTAACAACAACTTTGATATGACTGCTGTTACTTGTACTGTTAAAACAACTTTCCAGTTAGCATAATAGTACGTTTCATACTATCCAAATAGGGCCGTAAGGCCCTATTTTCTTCTATAAATACTAGTATGGCAAAGAGTTTAGATGGCGTTCAAATTAAGAAAGCCCATAGTAAAAACAAATACACACTAGAAGAAATCAAGCACTTAGAGGCTTGTATGGATCCTATTACAGGTCCGTTATACTTTTGTGAAAACTTTTTAACTATTCAACATCCTACAAAAGGCTCTATGAAATTTGTTCCTTACGGATTTCAGAGAGAACTAATACAAGCATATGCAGAAAACAGATACTGTGTTGCTATGCTACCAAGACAGATGGGTAAGACAACCTGTGCTGCCGGTTACTTATTGTGGTATACAATGTTTACACCCGAAGCTCAAGTGCTAATTGCTGCACACAAATATGCAGGCGCTCAAGATATTATGAATAGATATAGGTTTGGTTATGAAACTTTACCAGACTTTATTCGTGCAGGTATTTACACATATAACAGGAATACAATTGAATATGATAACGGTGCTAGAATACAAGCAACAACTACAACAGAAGATACTGGACGTGGTAAATCTCTTTCATTGATATACTGTGACGAGTTTGCATTTGTGCAACCTCCAGAGAAAGCCAAAGAGTTTTGGACTGCACTTTCTCCTACACTGTCAACAGGTGGTAAAGCGATTGTTACAAGTACACCAAACTCGGATGAAGATCAGTTTGCTATGATTTGGGCAGAAGCAAATAAAAAGTTTGATGAACACGGTAACGATCAAAAAGTAGGAACGAATGGATTCTTTCCTTATTTTGCTCCGTGGACTGAACATCCAGACAGAGACGACGACTGGGCAAACGAAGAACGTGCTAAGATCGGTGAAGAAAGATTCCGCCGTGAGTTTGATTGTGAATTCTTAATCTTTGATGAGACACTTATTAATAGTGTTAAACTTGCAACACTAGAAGGTGTAGAGCCTATTACTAATACAGGTCAAACACGATGGTATAGTAAAATTAATCCTAAAGCAACATATATGATTGCACTTGATCCTAGTTTAGGTACAGGCGGCGATTATGCTGCAATACAAATATTTGAAATGCCTGCAATGAAGCAAGTTGGTGAATGGCGACATAATCTTACACCAGTACAGCAACAGATTAGAATACTACAAGATATACTAAAATATATTGCCACTCAACAACAAGAAGGTGGAAACCATAATCCTACCATATACTATAGTGTTGAAAATAACACAATTGGCGAAGCAGCATTGGTTGTTATACAAGATATAGGCGAAGAAAACTTTAATGGGTTATTCTTAAGTGAACCTATTAGAAAAGGACACGTAAGACGTTATAGAAAAGGATTTAATACAACACATAAAACTAAAATTACAGCGTGTAGCCTATTTAAAAATGCACTAGAGCGAGACAAAATGAAGATTTACAGCAAGCCTTTAATATCAGAATTAAAGACTTTTGTAGCAACTGGGGTTAGTTATAGTGCTAAAACAGGTGAACACGACGACTTGGTTTCAGCAGTTCTATTGATTATGCGTATGGCTAATCAATTGGCTAACTGGGATCCAAAAATATACGAGAAAATGACGGAGAGAATGACCGAAGATGAGTATCCATTGCCGATATTCGTATCTGGGGGTTTTTGATAAATACTTATATGGACGCAACCAATAACATATCTACTGACTTATTTTATAAGGTTAGAAGCAGATTTTCTAACTTAAAACTAGGTGATAATTCAGGACAAATTACTATCAATCCTGAACAAGCACGTTTCTTTGACTTTGACTATGTTGAAGAAGATAAAAAGATCGGACACGTAAGCATAAGCCTTGCTGAACCTAATTCTATGAAAGTTTATTTTTCGAATGGGATTACAGAAGGTATGGACAGTGATCAAAAAGATGGTTGGTATGGGTTTTTAAGAGAATTAAGAAAGTTTGCGAAAAGAAGACTACTTGCATTTGATACAAGAGATATTGCAAAAGATAATCTAGATAAAAGAGATTATGCTTTCCTTAGTCAATATGCAACCCCAGAGTCAGACAATGATACAATTACAAAACCTGTCGGAGAGAATGTAATGAATGAGAGTAATTTATATGGAACCAAAACACAAAGTTTCCAAAAACTAGAAGATACTAAGTTAATCATTAAGCATAGTAAAAAACTTGATGATGATATGGATTTAAAACCAGGTGCAAGATCAAGAAATATTTCTGCACTATTTGTACAAAACGAATCAGGTGAAAGATTTAAATATCCTTTCATCCACCTAGCAGGTGCTAGAGCAATGCAACGTCACGTAGCAAACAGTGGCGCACCTTATGATGAAATTGGTGAAAGTATTGTTAAGATGAGTGAAGAAATTGCTCAACTAAAAGGCTTTACAAACTACTGTGTACGTAATGATTTGATGAACTCCGACACTAATCGAATTGTAGAACGCAGTAAAGTACAACTTGATACTCTCAGAGAAAGAATTGCAAAACTCTCAAAACAATCTTATTACGAGGCTTATATCCAAGAGTTTCAGGCACCTAGTAATCCAGAAGTCGATGACGATGTAATGGAACAGTACAAAGAAATGTTTACTGTTAAGAATTTTAAAGAAGACTTAACAGATGTGTTCCCAGTTATTCATAGATTAATGAAAGAAGAAGAAACTGTAGGCTATGACGACATAGTCGGAATGACAGCAGAGGCAGAAGGCACTGAGTTACCTGAAATGGAAACAGAAGAATCACAAGACGAGATGGCAAAGTTTGAGGCTTGGGTAGATTCGCTAGGAGAAGAATCTCCTATCACAACGGCTGACGAAGAAGAAAAAGCAGATATGGTTAAAAGTTTAAATGAACTTACTGGCCAAGAATTTGCAGCAGGCGTAGATGGCACTAATGCAATAGAAAGTCTCAAAGGAATTATTGAAGATCCTAAACTAGAACAAGACATTAAGAAACAAGCAACAGAAGACTCAAATGCAGATGTACGTCCATTACTAAAAGCGTGGATTGAAGAAAACGCACCAGATGTACTAGATGAGTTAGACTTTGGCGATATGGCTAACGAACCAGCAGTAGGTGCAGATGAAGTTGAGCCACAACAAGAAGAAGATGCATCAATGGGTATGAACAAGTACGGACTTGCTGCTGTACACAAAGACGGTAAATTCTTCAGCATCAAAGACAATGAAATTACAGGCGGACCATTTGATTCAATTGAAGAACTTAAACAACATCAAGAAGAACTTCTTAATAACGAAGATACTGTAAGCGAAGGCGGCAATGCTTGGGATATGGCACTTACAGGCGGAATGGAAATTATTTCAAACTGTGATAGCGAAGAAGAATGCATTAAGCAACTAGAAGCAGAAATAACAGGCGGCAAAGATGCTGATGATGCATATGCTGATATGATTACCAAAGACTATATCGAAAAAATTAAAAAGCACGGACTTGAAAAAGTAAAACGTGATGTAGACGCTGAAGATATAATGGGTGAGCCTGTTGATTTAGAAGGACAAGAAACTGAAGGCAACGAGTTTTCAAAAAAAGTACAAGATCTAAAGTCACAGGGTGCTAAGAAAGGCACTAAGTTTAAAACATCAGACGGTGAAGAACATACACTAGAAGGTGTTGCTAAATTTA